GCAAAAGGGTTCTTGGATTTCTCTGGGTCAAAATTATGAATATACTGAACGCAATTTTCGATTCCGTCGGAAATCATATCCTCACGGAACATATAATTCACAAAGTTTGGTTTATATGATAGGTGTGTGGCAATCTTTAAAAAACATTCACCAAGATAGTTTGGAATTGGTGGTTTTCCCTCCCATTGTTTTCCTCTCTCTTGTTTTGGTTGCTCGGTGAGATCTTTATTGAAAGCCTTTAAGTAAGATTTTTCTACTTTTGTGCGATAAACAATCATCGCTTCTAACAACTCTTTGTTGTTTACATAGTGCTCTGTCTTCTTTTTAGGCATAACATTGGTCTCTTATAACATAAGTTGTTATTATTATACCATACTTTGTGGGCTTGACAACATTAGAAAATGTGTGTAGACTACCTTTGTCCCGGTTAAAGATGAGTACTAGCTTTCTTTAGGATACTCAATATTAAATGAGTTTTCTAGGGATTTACGAGCATCTTCTACTGATGAGATATATCCCATCTTCTTTGATGGTTTAATTTGATTAGACTTTGATGATTGATATGTATCGATAGAGTCTTCTTCGTCCTCAAGGTAACTATTGTAAATATCAATTAATCTTTCATCCTTTGTTTCAGTCATAGTAATAATTTTATCAAATTTTACAATAAAGATATCATCCGAAGACATCTCAATCCATGATTTGACTTTGATATGAATACCACGAGCAGAAGTAATCACTTTCATGGTAATTGGATTCTGAAGAACTAAAACTGGTTCTCCATCATTTTCATCAATCATAGTAAGTGATAATACTTCTTCACCAGAGTTCATTTTAATAATAGAATAGAACTCATCATTAAGAGAATTCTCTTCTACTAATTCTTCTTCTTTTTTTGTAAATAAATTTTTAATATATCTGATAATCCCCATTAGTTTTTAAGTGGAATGTTTACAATATCATAATTAAAGTTTTCTTCGTTATAAACTTTGATTCTTTCGATTAAGTGATTAAGGGTATAATTTCTCCTAGACTTGTAGGAAATGTCGTCAGCAATATCATATAAAGTTGCTTTTGTTTTGTTATTGCCTTTTCTGAGGACTCTTCCAATACTCTGCAGATTTCTAATTCTGGACTTTGAAGGAGAAGCAAAAATAACATTGTGGAGATTTTTAATGTTAATACCAGTAGAGAATGTGCCGTATGAAGCGACGATAATCGCGTTGTTTTCTCTTTCTGTAATCTCTCTTACCTTCTCTCTGTCCTCCGTTGCCACACCACCATGAACAAAGAAGACATGACGGTTGTCTGCCTTTGAGTTATTTATTAAATCGTAAAGTGGTTGTCCGTGCCCTTCAACTCTGGAAAATAGTATGAGCGTATTGCCTTTAAGATCAAGGGCAAGGTTACGTATAAATTTGTTGCGTCGTTCATGATTGATAATGTACTGGACTTCTTCTTCAAAGTTTTCAAACTTATGTGGTGAGTGTTTCAATAGAAGCACGTTGATGTCTAATTTGGCAACGTGACCCTTCTTCATCAGTTCTTCTGTTCTAATGATTTTATATGAAGGACCGAATAAGCCCTCCAATACCCATTTATGAGTTTGAGTTCCATCAAGAGTGCCTGTAAAACCAAATCTATATTTCGCATCAGAAAGTTTTCCCATTATAGATATTAGAGACTTAGACTTAAACTGGTGTGCCTCATCTCCAACGACCACATTAAATCTTGAAAAGTATTTGCGGGGTAGTTTGTAGATGGACTGCCAGGTGGTGATAATCACCTGTGAGTCAGTCTCTCTTTCTTTTCCCGCATATATTTTGTGGCAATATGAACCAACGTCCCAGCCATAGTCTGCAAAGTCTTTATACATCTGTTCTACTAGGGAAGTCGTCGGAACGACTATCAGAATATTTTGTCCTTTCTCAACGTAATATCTCACAAGAGAGTATATCATCAGAGACTTTCCAGAAGCAGTTGGGGATATCAACAACTTTCTATTATGTCTTAGGGCGTCGTATACTCCCTCTACTTGGTACTCGCGGGGAGAATACTTGCAAATAGCATTCATATAATCCTTGACACCTTCCTTTGAGATGAAGTCATTAACCTCAAAAGGAAGACCATAGAATTTGTTATTAGCAAACTCATAGGTATATTCGTGGTCCTCACAGAACTTTGTGAGTTTATCTAATAACCCAACATATATCTCACCAGTCTGGGTATTGAATAAACGAATCTTTCCGTCCCAGTATTTGTTGCGATACTGAGGCATAAATTTGGCACCAGGAACCTCAAACGTGAACTGATCTGCTAGTTCGTAGTAGACGTGTGGTTCTGCTTTTACCTGAAGATATACTTCATTCTTTTTTGATATAACCAAATGAGACATTCATATCAAAATCAGTTATTGTTATTTATTGATACAAAAAAGAGGCATTTCTGCCTCTTAATGGTTATGGTGCTGGAGTTTCAGATACTGGTTCTTCTACCTCGTTTGGATCTATAAAGGTTATTGCCCCTACGACAACTTTATTTTCAACACCCCTCAGTTGACCTTCTAAGATCTCTGAAAAATAATCCTGATCAATAGAACCATCCTCTAAATGGGGAATATTGATAGTTCTTTTATGTTCAAACCCAGATTCGTTTGTATAAGTGACTTGTACTGAAGTATCTTCGGTTGCATATTCTGCAACGGTATAAGTAATATCCATTTTTTGTAAACTTTTTATATTTTTTATTTAGTTAAAACCTGCTTGGAAGCGATGCCACTCTATGGCATTTTTGATTTGGTAAGTTCTATTGGAAATCGTCTTAATTATCTCCTCCAAGAACTTAAGCATAATGTCATAGTATCTGATTTTAAGATCTACTTTATTCAGTTTCTCATCGGCATCCAGATACCTCTGTAATGCCTCTTTGTCTCTTACCTTATACGGAAATGGTTCTTCCTCATAAACCTCTGCTGGTGCCTTTCCTGTGTAGTAATTATAGCGTTCCAATCTTACTCTATTATGAGTTTCTCTTGCCCTCTCACGAAGTAGTGTAATTGTATTGTATAAGGTATAATACTTAGAATGAAGTTGAGGAATTTTTAAAGATTCATCATGTAAGTTGTCAGGATCAATGACAGAATCTCTCTGCCACATCTCTTGAATTTCATCAAGGTTCATAAGCGCGTTCTTCCATCAGCAGCAAGAATATTATACACAGTATACTTGAAAGTGACCTCTGCTGTAAAGTAGCTAACATCGGAATCGGATGCTTCAAATTCCAGTGAGGTCAAATAGATTGGAAATAAATCTTTAAATTTTACAATAGCAACGTCTCTGAAATTACTATTGAGAATGTGTAAAGATCCATCGCTGAATTGTTTTTTTGGATCTTGAATTTCGCTTTCTGTAATAAGATCCTTAAAATCTTGTGTGGTTTCTGGATATCCAAGACCAGTTAACCAATTGTGAATTGCCATATAATTATTGAGATTTTCATCAACCAAAAATCTCAGTGAGAAATCACCATAAGTTAGTTTATCACCAGGAACATCAATATCCTTCAAATATGATGGTTGAATGGCAGTTCCCAAACTAATTTCAGGTATTCTTGCAGAATTGCAGAAGAAAGAAACCTTTGGTTCTTTTGATAAAATAAAGTTGAAACCAATCGGTGATAAAAAATTTCTATTTCCTATCTGCTTATCAAATGCACCAGTCATTTGTTTTTATTTGTATTTAGATTGATTTGAAATCGAATTCAGAATTTCCACGATCTTCCATATAGTGCCTAACTCTATGGCAGTTTGAGCACAACATTACACATTTATCAACTTCTTCCAAAAGAGTATTCCAGTTACGATCAAGAGATGGTGCAATTTCAAACATTTTTTCTAAAGGATTTATATGATGAAAATCATAAGCACACTTGTGGAATGTTCCTCCACAATCAGCACACTTATTACCAAATTTTTCAACTAACTTATCTTTGCGTCTATCTCTTCTTTGTCTTTGATATTCTGCCCTAGCCTCTCTAACTCGTGCCATAGTGTTTACAAATAGTTGTAAACATATTTATAAAAAAAGACCTCCCGAAGGAGGTCTGTGAATGTGAATGCCCGTAGGCAAATATCACATCAAGTTGAGAACGCGAACTCTTCTGTAGTAGCGGTTCGAGTTGATTTGGACACCGTTGTCGGCAACAGCACCAGAAGCGGCACCAGCGTTTGCAAATGGGTTAGCAACAATGCCGTAACGGGTCTTAAAGCCGATCTTAGGCTGGAAGGTGTTCTCCCCAACGGCACGTACCATCTGCAGAGGAACGTATGGGCAATAGAACAGACCTGCGTCATAAGGTGAAGAACCCTTATAACCAACAACGTAGTACTGAGCACCAGAACCAGTAGCACCAGTGTTTGCCGAATAAGGATCGATATAAACGCGATACTTACCTTGCAGAACACCAGCGAAGGTGTTACCAGTGTCATCAACGTTCAGGTTAGCGTTGAGAGCAGGGGTGTAATCGAGTACACCAGCCATGGTCAGAGCGGAAGCAACGTCTGCAGAGCAGAGGATGGTGTTGCCCTTCCCTCTACGAGTTCTTTGTGCGATTGCGTTGGCATCGCGCTCGATTTGGAAGATCAGACCTTTGAACTTCTCAACAGACCAACGACCGTTGGAGTCAACGTCGAGGTCGAAGGTGCCAGCACTTGCAACGTTATCTTGTGCGCCTGCTTCAGCAGCCTTATAGATGGTTCTGATGACTTCGCGGTTGATTTCAGCGAGAATCTCAGTTGACAGAATGTTTGCCAACTCGGCTTCTGCATTCAGACCGTGGATTGCCTTGAGGTCCTGAGCAAGTTCTAAGGAGTACTCAGCCTTCAGTGCTCTTGACTGTGCAGTAACGGTGACCTTCTCGATCGAGAATGCCATTTCGTTGAAAGCATTGTCGTTGTCAGCACCAAGACCCTCAGCGTCTGCAGTACGCATACCACTACCAGTGGTGTATGCTCCACCGTCATTCAGAACGGCAGGATTGTTCTCGGAAGTAACGTTAGCAGCGGTAGTACCAATACCAATAACGTCGCCCATTCCTGTTGCCTGAGCACCAGAGAAACGGGTATTTGCTTCGTCGAACAGTGCTTCAGCACCGTTTTGTGCAGAATAGCGTGAACGCATTGCGAAGATCAGTCCAGTAGGACCGTTCATTGGTTGAACGCCAGCGAGGTCATAAGCGACCAGGTTAGGCATTGAGCGTCTGATCAGAGAGATCAGAACAGGATCGAAACCAGCGACGGTTTGATCGCCACCGCTTTGATAACCAGCGTTACCGACGGCGTTGGTGGGTGCTTCGGAGAGGAACTCACGCTCTTCGCGGAGTGCTCTTTCTTGGTTCTCCAGGAGAACTGCGGTTACCATTCTCTTGTGTGCATCTTGGATGCCACCGAGACCCTCGTGGTTGAGGATAGGTGCCCACTTCTCCT